AACCTTCGAGGTCTTCGTATCGAAGAAGGAACATCGGATACGTTGAGAGTAAACGCAGTACCTGCTAACCAAAGCACGATCAAACCACTGCGCAACTATATCCTACGATTAGATCCTATAGGATCATCCGTAACAGCTAACGTCGAATCCGATACTATCGGAGTTCTATTATAATGGCACGTGCTAAGGTTCGATTTCATAGTAGTGAAATCTCTGGTGTACTACCAGAGTTCTACCAGTCCGACTATCCGAAACTCATCGAGTTCTTGGAGAACTACTATGAATATACTAAAGAGGATCCTTCAGGATCATTCGAAGCAAAGATCCAAGACCTCTTCAGTATTCGTGACATTAGCACAACAACATTAGACGCACTTGATCTATTGCTACGTGGTATCGGTAACGGCATCGATACCTCTGCGTTTCCGGATGAAGCAACCGCACGACTATCAACCAAACTACTTGCCAACTTCTACCGTGCCAAGGGTACACAGATGTCGGTCGAGCAGTTCTTCAAGGCATTCTTCCATCAAGATGTCGAGGTCGTCTATCCGAAGCAGTACATATTCAAAATCGGTGAGGCCGACTCACAGATAGGACCAGAGTCTGTTAAGTTTATCACAGACGATCGTAGATTTCAAGTATTCTCTGTACTATTAAAGGTGGGAATGTCAACGTCAGACTTCAAAGAGTTCTACAAGAAGTTTGTCCACCCTGCGGGATTCTATCTTGCCACGGAAGTCTCTACACTGGGTCTTGCTGATATCGATACCGAGTCAGGGAAGCAGACAGATCCACTAGAGACCCCTTATCTGTTCTTAGAGAGTGAGGCGGAAAACAAGATCAAACCGATGTACGCATTACTGACAATGCGTGAAACCGATCCTGTCGATGAGACATTCATCTTGAGTTCTGCAGAAACTCTGGGTCGTTATAAAAACATGTCACTGCAACGAATCGAAGATATCTACGACACCCTTGCGTACTGGGCATCACCTGCAGCACCTCGCATGGATGCCACAGACCTACATATGGGTGACGATATCGAATTCATGGATGCACAGGAAACAGAGGTTACGATTGACGTTTCTCTAGTTCCACCGTCACCAGGCAGAATGCAACCGATGCCAGAAGGCAACCCTGAAGTGTACAGTGTAGCAGACTACACCGTATTCTATGGTGATCTGGTAATCGAAGGAATCAAACTAGGTGGTGTTGAGATATCATCTATCGAATATGTCGGCGATCAAGTAATCGTGGGAAATGAACAATGAGTATTATAGACAAGAATACAGGTGAGGCAGTCGAGGTTTGGATCGGCACACAGGAGCAGTACGATGCTCTATCCGAAAAGGATGAGGACACCTTATACTTCATCCGTGAGGAAGTCGGTAGTGTAACCCCAACTCCAGAACCTGAACCTGAACCTGAACCAGAACCTGAACCAGAGCCGGAACCAGAACCGGAACCGGAACCAGAGGCAGAACCAGAACCTCTCGAACCTACAGATCCGATTGATGAGAATGTCATCGTTGGTGATAATCTATATTTCGAGTCTATCGTAAACTCACCGTTAGAGGATAACGTATTATATCAAGACTGGTCACAAGAACACTCTCCTAGTTTCACATTCTACACATCCGCAAATGGTGACACTCCAGAAAAATTGGTATCGATAACCGATACGCATGTTGTCTTCAACACTAAAGAAGAAACTACGATGTCCGACGGAACTGTTGCGTACGGTGCCCTATATGCGTATCCGTTTGAGAATATTAAACTGCTAAAAGATCTAGCAATCGAGACGTTGTCGGTGACAGCACTATATGATATCGCACAACAATATGATCTTGCCGATGCACTGAATGCTTATTCGGGTCGTCAAGGTAAGATAAAAGCACTAACGTATTTCCTACTTAACCCGATCAAGTTGGTTAACGGTGGGTATAATTTTGTACCATATGTCGGAGAACCTGTACCGGATCTTCCAGATAACCAACCACATTGGTCAGGGTCGAGTCCGAGATACGAGTGGTCAGAGTATATTGAAAATGTTGATGCACCTGTATCTCTTCTACTAACATGGAACGATACCATTGTATACAGTGAAGAGATCTCTACCGGAGAAGTGCCGACTCAAGTTATTGGAACGGACGGAAGAGTTTATCTACGAGGTGAAGAACGTGGGGTCTACGGGACTGACGATCTATCAAAATACTATAGCATTATAAGGCAAGGAGAATAATCATGGCAGATGGAACCTATGCAGTAGATGGCATGTATGCCAGAAGTTTGTTCGGATCTCAGGTAGTATCCACTCCTACAAGAAACATTGTATTCAATTCTCTGAAGGGACACTTCGTAGCAGAAGCACAGTTGGAGAATGAATTACCGTATGGCGCTAAAATAACAATATATGACACCAGTTGGAATCTGATAAAGGAATTACAATATTTATCAAACATTGAAAACTGGGCAACATATAGATTTATAGCAGGCGCTACTACCACTGAAAGTGTCGATAACGAATCTGATGTTTTTGTTATCGATGATCGGTGGATAGTTTTCCCAGCTGGGTATACCAGAAATTGGAAAAACAATTCTTGGTACCACTACGGAAGATCCTATGCCTTTCTAGATTTAGATAATTTAGATAACCTTGAATATGATGATGTTAACGCGTATGGAATTTCACATACTTACACTAACATTTCTTTCATTATTACAACAGACATACCGAGATATCAGTTTAGTGCAGAAAATCTGCAAGTCGTTACTGTAGACGGTAAACAAAAACTTATCAACACTCAGTACAGTTCTTACGAGAATGATACGTATGTTCCTACAGTTTGGGTTCACGATGTAGAAACTATGATCAACGCCGGATTGTCTAATCTAGGTGGCGGTGTGATGGTTGAGTCGGAACATTCCTTTGATGTTTTTGTCGGTGATGGAACAACTAAACAACTAATAAAAGAAAGAAGTGATGTGTTTGGAGGCAATTATCCTATAACAGTTCCTGAAGGGTTCGGTCCAGAATCAGGTACAGTGATAGGATCTGTTCCATATCCAGTCATCACTGCAAGTACCGATCAGTTAATTGTTTCGGATGGGTATAAAACTGAAGTGTATGAATACGTAGCAGGATCATGGTCTGAACCTGTTATAGTACCAAAATCGTTTTCTGGTGGACAGTTAAATGGATCATCATATTTTGTAGATGGTAATCTATACTATGATTTCATCAACTCTCCAGACTCGTTCATAGAGTATCCTAGCACAAGTAGTTTTGTTTCTCCAGATAGACAACCTAAGATGTATCTACCATTTACATCGACCGAACCAACCGAATATCCAACAGGTATCTGGCCGGACCCGTTAACTGTTGCAACTGAAAGTGGTCGTCGTAAACTTATTGTAAACACTGCTGGCACAGGTAATCTTGGTTCGTGGATGACCCAGTTGGTACGAAGAACCAGTGTTACCGTTGAGTATTCACCCAACGGAACCTACGCAGTCAAATCGTCAGATAGTGATGGTATTGGAACACTGTCGTCAGGTAGATGGTTAGATGGTTCAGTTGGTGCTGGTGAAAGTTATGAACTGTTCTTTGATTTAGAATCCAACAGCAGTGAGAGTAACTCTAACATTTCGGTTCTACTGAATGACACACGAGAAACAATTACAAGCAGTGGAGTAGTGTCGTTTAAGTGTACGGTCGAAGAAACTAACCTTGATTCAGATCCGTCAATACCATTAGAGACCACGGTCGTATTTAAATCTAGGGTGAAGGGTTTATCAAAGGTATCAACGTCTGAGCACACAATTACTGCCGACGTTAATCTTTCTGGAATTGCTAACCCTAGCACAGATCTTACAGATCCAAACGTTGTGATTAGCATGTCACCAGGTGCAGCTAATGAGTATCCGGATGATGCATTTACTCACTTTGCCCTTCACATTGCGAAACCTAATATACCATACCCTAGTAATCAGCAAGGATTTACTGACGAAGAATTAGTACTCGATCCATCAACAGAGAGTGTTGAGTTTTTAATTATGGGTAGTTCTCTTGCAGGGCAACAGTTGGTGCTAGAGTTTGGTGACGGATGGGTAGATAAGAGTTTGCAAGAAAATCCATTAGGTACGGTTTATATTGACCTTCGTGAAGACGGGACACAAAATACAATACCGGAGTTAGTCTATGTTGCCAACATAGGTGCCGTCACTGGAGGAGAGGATCTGTCGGTTACGGTATCTTCTTGGTTTGACAATGTGAACGTCACATTCAGCAAAGTCATTCCTATTAAGATTGCGGGTGGGTCTACAGGACCGACGGAACCAGATGATGGGTCTACAGAACCGACAGAACCAGATACTCCTCCTGGTCAAAATCCAGAGGTAGATCAGGTATAAATACTGACATTGAATTGAGAGAAAATTTTCATGCCAAGACAAATTATTAACACTGGTGGTGCAGGTAACGACGGAACTGGTGATACACTTCGAACAACAGCAGAGAAGGTTAACGATAACTTCGAAGAACTGTATCGTCTTTCTGCTAATGGTGGTCTGAGAGTAGAACTTTACAAAGCATTTAATGACCCGACTCTGCCAGAGTCGGAAGATATTTCTTTGCCTACAATTTATGATTTTTCTGGTAACGACATTACGATGCCAGAAGATCCAACTCTACAGGGATGGAAGTTAAGCATTCCAACAGAAGGAAGATACGTCTTTCTGATTCAGACTTCTGTACCAAAGGCAGATGGTGTTAGTCAAAAGACTATTCTACCAGAAGAGTGGACTGCTCCAGCACTTATCTACGATCGTGGATACGAGGATCTTAACGTCGCAATCACAGCAGTGAACGGAACAGTATTTTTAAACGATTCGGGTGAAACCGAATTGCAAGCACGTATTTCAATCAACGGGTTGGGTATTGATGAAAACCAATACGGTGATTATGGTTATCAATGGACATCGGGTGGTAAATCTGTGTGCATTAATAAGACGACACGTTACGTGTCACATATAGACGGAACTATTGTTACTGTAGGAGACGACGGCACTTGTCCAATTGGGTTTGGCATACCGGCTGAATCAACTGCGCAAGAGTTTAGTAATGGTGAACTGAAGTCTATTTTCATCGAAGCAAAGGCAGTTCCTAATTCTGGGACACTGCCAATTCAATTAACTATTAACGATAAAGAAGAGGGTTAATCATGGCAATCGTAAGAACTGCCACGGCGGCCGTTACCTTAACCGACGTAATCGACGGTCAAAGTGCGGTATCTGCTTTCTTGACCAATGCGAACCATACTTTTATCAGTAGTCCTACAGGTCAAGTTGGAGACGCTGCACGTACAGATTTTCAAACTAACGTGCAAGCATACGTTGGAGGAACAGAACTAGCATACTCAGGAAACGCAACTGCGGGTGACGGTGAGTTTGTTATTCAAGACATCCAACAAGCAACAGGTTTCACTTTCGTAGAAGGTGCAGACGGCACTATCACATGTGATGCGATTGTGGCACCAGATGCCCAAGAGTATAAGCGTAGTGGTACAGTGATCGTTACTGTTGCATATAACACAGGTAAGTTCACAGGCACTATCGACCTAGAACTAAGTGTTACTATTGTACGTGACGGTGCGGACAGTACGGTCATCAATCTTATCCAGTCAGACCACACATTCCTTGCAGACGCAGACGGTGTATTGGCATCTGATCAAGACGATGTAATCGTCGAGTTCATTGTTACTGGTACTGCCACTAACGTTGCAATCACTACCAAAACAAACGGTGGAGCATTCAGTGCCGCAACTGTAGGTACTGGTTCAGGACAAATTGCTGGATATCGACTATCTCAGTCAGATACTTTCGTAACAACCTCACTTCCTACCGAAGGTTGGACAACAGGATCTCAGATCAAGATTGCTCCGACTAACGTAGGAAACGATGCATTCTCATACACTATGAAGGTTGCTGGTGATCAGGGTCAAGACGTAGTAAGTGTTGCTAAACTGCTTGCTGGTCGTGGTGCTATCAAGGTAGATATCATTCCAAGTGGACCAACCACATTCCGTAACAACTCAGGTGATCCAGTAACACTAACTGCGGTTGTTACAGACGCAACGGGTGAAGGTGACAACGTGCTTACCGATGGTGTCGGTGGTTTCGAGATCAAGTACAGTTGGGAATACGGAGATGGTTCTCAGGTACGAGTCGCTGCAGTAAATGATCCAACTGTAGTACTTTCTGGTGGTGTTGTTGCCGATGGTAATAACAACAACTTTGCGGCAATTACTGCAGGACCAGAAGTTGTTCCAGACACGTCTGCACCAATCAGCATCCGTTGTGATGTTACTGTAACTAAGTCAACGTCTTAATTATTTGAGGGTTCCCCATGTCGGTATTATGGACACGATATGCTTCTGACTTTGTCACTCTTGTAGATCTACAAGACGGCACGTCACGAGTAACACTGCAGTACTTTTATAAGACTAGTGCAGATGCTAGTGAACCAACTGTACCACAGGGGAACTTTGAATACGACTTTTTAAGTGGAGTACTGACTGCCAGTGTCTCCACTGCTTTTACTAACTGGTCGACCAGTCCCGACAATCTTACCTTTTCGGAAGCATTGTGGATGGTGTCGATCACATTAGAAGGACCAGTAGGATCTACCGCAACGTTTAATCAAGATGATTGGAACGGTCCTGTTGTTCTTTCACGTGTTGGTTTTCAACCGACACAACCAGATCCAGCAACGAATGTTGCGACGGTCTTCATATTCAGACCTAAAGGTACTGCGGCAAATGGGGCAGTCAATGCTCCAACTAAAGTACCGACGGGACCATTTAGTTATGACTTTGAAACTGGTACACTTTCTCCGACTACAGTTGGTCAAGTTACGGGTGATTTAGATGGATGGTCTCAAGACCTACCTGCAATCGTACCAGGCCAATATATTTGGGTCAAGCAAGCAACTGCTTCAAACACGAGTGGCACAGATGTAATCTATGGTGATGAGTTCAGTGCCCCTACTCTTCTATCAGGAACAGGACTAGACGGATACAACACTGCAGTTGTACAACTATACAACAAAAACAGTGATGCGTCAAGTGCTCCAGCAGACCCGACGGGTAGTTTCAAGCACACTTTTTCTACTGGTTTGTTGACTGCAGAATCCGGTGCTGATTTTAAAGGATGGACTCAGAGTGCTCCGTCAATCACAAACGGAGAATACCTTTGGATCATTCAGGGGTCTGCCGTTGGACGTGGAGATACAGACCTTATCAATGGTGCTGAGTTTGGTGATGCACAGATTGTTGGTGTTGGTGGAGAAAATGCTGTGTCTCCAACCATAACGGCTGTGGAGTATGACGAAAATACCGGAGTGACTACGGTTACAATTACTGACGAAAACGGAGAAACAGACCTTACCATCACGGACGGGGATGCGGGTACTTCAGAAGGTGTCACAGTAATCTATGCAAATGATTCTAGTGGTGATGGTAAAAATACTGTTCGACAGACTGGTCAGGAATATGTATTGTACTACGAATGGAACGGCATAGAGAACAAACCGAACTCTAATCTCTCTAACTTGAGGAGCGGTTTAACATGGGTTAAGTTCGTAGGAGAGACTCCGAACGCACCACCAGCACAAGGTGTAGTCCCTGTATATTCTTCGGTTCAAAATCCAAGTGCTATGAATCAGATTTCACTGACTTTGGGAACGAAGAAGTTTGTTACCTTCTATGAGTGGACAGCACCTAAACCAACTCAGGACAGTCACCTTCCAAATACTCTTCTTGCCGATACTGTTACATATGTGCAATTCGTCGCAGATGCACCCGATCAACCAGATCAACCAGATCAACCAGATCCACCACCTAGATATTATAGTATCAGGATGTATTCTGAAACCGCAACTGCAGGAGAAGCCCCAGCAAAAGCAACACTAACTTGGAATGGTCTAAGTGTCGCACCACCTAATGGATGGTCGATGGATGCCCCAACTATCAACGCAAACACCACTTCAACAACATGGTATTTTTCTGATCTTGTTTTCATCGATACCTCTGGTGTTGCACCAACAACGGAAGATTTTGGCACTCAAGCACAGAAGGTTGTATCATTTGACGGCATCGTAACATTTACCAATAGTGGTGACTCAGATGTAATTCTATCGGACGGGAACACAGATAATAACCGTACTGTCTATGCTTTGGGTGGATCAACTGAGATTAACGGTGGTCGTATTAGTGCTAATTCACTAAGTTTAGGTGCAGTGCAGAACAGTACCAGTGATGTCGAAAATGATCTATCATCGATGGTATTAGATCCCGATACCATAACAATTAACGATTCAAGTGGAAATCCAAGAGTAATTCTTGGTAAATTACCTGCAGTATAGTGAATCAACTATATATAAGTTAGGACTTTTTAATAGGAACCCATAATGCCAGCAATAGTCAGACAAACATTGAGTCGAACTCTGGCTCGACAATTTCTTGAGGATGTCATCAACTCTAGTAATGAGTATTACATCGGCATTGGTAAGTCAGATGTATTCCCAACGTCGGGGGATGACGTGGATCATCCGTATACTCCTATTGATGGTTCATTCGAAGAACGAGAATTCAGACACAACCTTCAGTCTATTAAGAAGGTTGAAGGTGCAATCTTTGTCGCACCCCGAGTTAACTGGAATGCGAATGATATCTATGACGCATGGTCAGATAACGTCGATGCAGACGAAGCAACAAACTTTTTCGTGATGAACAGTGCGAAAGAGGTATATCTATGCCTTGAGCAAGGAACTCGATACGATGGTCAAACGATCCCATCGACAGTCGAACCAAACTACTGCGAACTAAACGTTGACTACAAGAAACCGTTTAGGACAGCAGACAACTACGTTTGGAAGTTCCTATTTGCACTGACACCACAGAACATCTATCAATACCTATCAACCAACCACATCCCAGTGGGTCTAACCGGACCTACCTCTAAGTGTAACGCAGACGGGATCGAAGATCTACAATTGAACGTAATGAATGCCGCAGTCGGTGGTGAGATTCTTCGTGGTGAGGTTATATCGGGTGGTGCTGGATATACACAAGAAAGCACTACAATTGAAGTCAAAGGTGATGGTACAACTACAGCTACGGCAGAAGTGATCGTATATAACGGATCTGTCGTCGGTGTCCGCATGATTGACTTCGGTGCAGGATACACAGAAGCAACCTTTAAGATTGAAGGTGCTAACACCGAACCGTGTGTTGTTCGTGCCGTGATCACTCCACCGTCAGGACTAGGTGCTGATCCAGTAGATGATTTAAAAACAAGTTCAGTGCTACTGAACATCAAACCAGACGGTCGAGAAGGCAACACCTTCATCGTTGAAAACACATTTCGACAGATCGGTGTTATCAAGAACCCACTGACTCCAGAAGGTCAACCATATACTCAAGTGTCCGGTAAGGTCATGTCATCACTGACTCTAAGTAGTTCATCTCCTTATAAGTCTGGAGACGTAATCTATCAAGAAAACAGTGGTGCACGTGCATACGTTAATGAGTCTGTTGATGAGTTCGTGTTCTATCACCAAAACGAATCAACTGGATTTATACCTTTCGATTCAAATGAGGCCGTTACTGACGGAACAACGTCGTCTTCTTTCTCTGTATTTACTGATAAGTATGAAATAGATAGACACAGTGGTGATGTACTTTACATCGAGAACCGTTCCCGTATTCGTAGGGATGCCGAGCAGCAGGAAGACATTAAAGTTGTCATTACAATATAGGATAGGTGATGTCAGATTTTACAAGTAAAACCTTTAGAGAAACATACCGTGATTTTTATGAGGACGGTGATAACTATTATCGTGTTCTATTTAACTCAGGTCGTGCACTACAGGCAAGAGAACTAAACGAAGCACAGACAATCATCCAAGAGGAGATTGCTCGTTTCGGTCGTAACATATTCCGTGAAGGTGCTCTAGTTAAACCAGGCGGGTCGACTATCGATAATTCGTTAGAGTACATTCGTCTGTCTGATTCAAGTGTTGTGCCTAGCAATGTCACAGAAGTCACCTTCACAAACCAAGAAGGTTTAAACTTTGTCGTAACTGAGGTCGTATCAGCAGAGAATGGTGACCCAACTACTTTATACATTCGATACACCGATACGTTAGCATCTACTAACACAGAAGAACCTGCTCGTGTCAAGAAAGGAGATGTCATCACCTATCTAAACGGTGGTGTATCGGGCATGGTTGTTGCTCAACCAGAGAACGGCATCGAACCAGCTGGTCGTGGCACACGTGCTTACTTCGCAGAAGGTGAATTCTTTGTTCAGGGGCACTTCGTTCACGTTGAACAGTCGCAGGTATTTCTTGACAAGTACAGTTCTACTCCTACGGTCGATCTAGGTTTCTTGATCGAAGAGTCTATTGTCACAGAGGGTGAAGACCCTAACTTGTATGACAACCAAGGAGATGTACCTAACCGTACGTCACCAGGCGCACATCGATACAAAATCAAACTAACTCCAAGTATTCGTCCAGAGGAAGGGTCTACAGATAACTTTGTATGGGTTTGCCGTATTGTTAACGGTAAGATCACACGTGAAGTAAAGACCACGGACGCATACAATGTAATCAACGATCTGCTTGCGGTACGCACCAAAGAAGAGTCGGGTGATTACGTCGCACAAGAATTCAAAGTCGTCGTCGAAGAAGACGGTGACAATTTAAGTTTAGATGTGTCTGAGGGTGTTGCATACGTCGATGGATACCGACTAGAGGTCGGTCGATCTAACGTCGATATCGTTAAAGCACGAGATCCAGCAGAAGCAAACACTGAGTCCATCATTGGTGGTGTCGGTAGTTGGGTAGAGATTGAAGATACATCCACCTTTAGTGGTGCAACCACAATGGTATCTGTTGATGTCGTAGGTGATGATGGTACTTTAGGTTCTGCGACACTAAGAGGTGTCGATCGTTACGGTTCAGGTTTCCGTGCATATCTATTTGACGTGCAGATGCTTACTAACAAAGCATTTAGTGCCGCAACCAAATTAGTAGGTACAGATGTTGATATTGATATTAAGACGGCCGCACTGCAAGAGACAACAAACAGCAACCTACTGTTTCCTTTAGCAGAACCTACTCCAGTACAGGACAGCATTCAAGAGGTTAGTTACACTGCTCGTATTATCGAGAACGTCACTGCAGATACTAATGGTCAGATCAACCGAACAGGCAGTGAATTTGGTCAGTGGATACTATCAGACGATAGTGGTATTTTAGACGTGACCACTTCAGATGGTACATACAGTGGATTGAGTGGTTCTTACACTCTAGTTCGATATGCACCTCTCGACGGTCAACGTATCAAGACAAAGGTACTGACAGAAACTACAGTTGATCTATCTGTGGGCACTCGTACGGAGACTACATTATCTCCTGCTTATGTACCGAATGGTGTAACCAACAACTACTTCTTTTATAACGAAGATCGTGATCGTTGGTTGTTCTACTTGGACGGCACTATACAGAAAAGAACTCCGGATGATTGGTACTGGTATGATCTGTCTGAAGGAGCATCCATCGAATGGAACGGTGAGGTCTATATCGTAGGACCATACGACTCTGTAAACTCTCAACCAAACAATGATAGAGAATTCTTTGCGGTTAAGCAAGTAACTGTTGATGACGGTAAGTACTATCAACTAGATCAGGTTGATGGTGTAGAACTAAAGTCTGTCTCTTATACGACAGACGAAGAGGTTCAAGATGCTACCTTCATGTACAGCATGAATGGTGGTCAGAGTGACAACTTCTATGACTTTGTTTCTATTCAACGAACAGCAACATCAAGTTTACCAGAAGATGTGACCAACATCTCCGTAACCTTCACTCACTATGTCCACTCAACAGACGGAGTGTTCTTTGCGGCAAGTTCATATAAGAACAGTGACAACTCTCTGGTTGCATATAATGAGGTACCTTCGTATACGACTGCGTCAGGTAAGACAGTACAGCTAAGTAGTGTACTGGACTTCCGTCCAACCAAAACTTCTGATGCTGGATTTAGTTCACTTACATTGCCTCAAAATAATTCTGCGATAACTATCGAAAACCTACAGTATCACCGTCCAAGAATTGATACTCTTGTGGCAAACATTGTCACAGGTGAGAATACAATCGGTATCGGTGAAGTTACGTTGATTCAGGGTCAACCGTCATCAACACCAAAGGCACCAATTCTTCCAGCAGGTACTCTACCACTTTATAACGTAGAGATTGGTGCATATACATTCTCACGTGACGATGTGCGAGTCAACTACATTCCGAACAAACGATTCACAATGAAAGACATTGCGGCACTCGAAGAACGTGTCGACACTCTGTTCGAATTAACTACACTTAGTCTACTTGAGCAAGACACTAACTCGATTCTGGTACTTGACGATGCTGGTTTACCAAGAACCAAGACCGGATTCATTGCGGACAACTTCAGTGGATTTAGTTTTTCTGACGTTTTTGCAGATGATTATCGTGCATCGATCGAGACATTTGCAGGTGAACTAAAACCATCATTCCGTGAACAGTCGGTACGACTACAACTAGACCCTACTCAGTTTGATCTAAAAAAAGGTGATTTGGTTACTCTACCATTCGAACACGAGACACTGATTGAGCAGAAGTTGGCAACATCGGCACTGAACATCAATCCATTTGCAGTGATTACTCAAACAGGATATATGGTACTGTCACCGGCTTCCGATGAGTGGGTAGAGAGTCGTAGTCTACCAGACATCATACAGACAACTGTACGACGTCAGACACTCGACCTATCGTCAGAACGTGCACGTGAACGTGGACGCATAGTAACAACGACAACAACTCGTACCATTCAAGAGTTTGTAGGACAACGTGTTGTCGATATTGAAATCATTCCGTTCATGCGATCTCGTGAGGTCTCATTCTCTGTCAAGGGTCTGCGGCCAAACACTCGTATGTTCCCTTATTTTGGAAACAAGTCAGTATCGGAGTGGGTACGTCAAGAACCATTCACTCAATTCTCTGACAATCCAACTGAGGTAGGCAGTGAATTCTCCGACGCAACAAGTCACCCACGTGGATCAACTGATCTTGTGACAGATGCGAAGGGTGAACTAACGGGTAACTTCTTTATTCCTAACACGTCTGAGATTCAGTTCCGTACGGGTACGCAAGAATTCAAACTACTAGACATCTCAAAGAATGATGACGACAACTCCGTCACGTCTAGTCGTTCAAGTTATACTTCAGTGGGTACAATCGAGACAATTCAACGCACTATTCGTTCAACCCGAGTCATCACTACTATAATAGAAGATGAAGATCCTTTAGCACAGACATTCCGTGTTGATCGTGTAGAATACCCGAACGGAGTGTTCTTATCGAAAGTCGACGTATACGTAAAGACTAAGGATAGCACAATTCCAATGCAAGTGCAAATCCGTCCAGTGGAAAATGGCATTCCAACAGGTCGTATCCTACCAGGCTCTGTGAAGTTCACTGATCCAGCAGATATTAACCTACCATCCGATCCAGAGCAGATGAGTAGTGTACTTGAGGCACCAACATCAATCGAGTTCGATGAACCAGTTTATTTGACTTCTGGTGAAGAGTATGCTATAGTACTGCTTGCTGAATCAATAGACTACAATGTATATGTCGCAGAGACATATGACTTTGTTCTTGGTTCGACAGATGCTAAGGTTGCCAAGCAACCAACACTAGGGTCTTTGTTCTTGTCACAGAACGGATCTACATGGACACCAGATCAAACTAAGGATCTAATGTTCAATTTATATCGTGCCAAGTTTAATACGAGTAATGATGTAACAGTCAAACTAACTAATACAACATTACCGAAGGTGACTCTAGGAAATAATCCTATCGAGACCACTTCTGGTTCGTCAGACATTAAGATCCACCATGAAGGACATGGTTTCTCTGCAGGTGACAGTGTCACTATCAGTGGACTCACTAATAGTCTAAGTGGTATTCTACCAGCAAACATCAACGGTACGTTTGTTGTGAAGAACCCAACGTGGCAAGGTTACAGTATTGATACAACTGTATCAGCAACAGCAACAGGTACAGGTGGTGGTAATAACATCAAGGCTTCTCAACAAGTAATGTACGATGAGTTTACTCCACTAGTGCAATTCCTCGCACCGACAGCAACATCTATCACTTCGTCTATATCGACACAGACAGGTCAGTCTTATGGGCAGAATCGTCGCAATCCAATTGGTCAGTCTTCTTCAGTGGTCACATCTGCAGTTACCCTAAATGATCTGAACTTAAACGACCAACCAATGATTGTTCGATCTGACGAAAACGAATCAGGTAGTCGCACACTGACACTGAACATCTCACTAAGCACCAACGACGACAGTGTATCACCAGTCATCGACATGCAGAGAGCATCGGTACTTGCACTTGAGAATGTTATCGATAAGGTAGATGCGGCACAGCACGTAACCGTTCCGGTTGTTTTAGAGAATCCGTCGGATGGTCTGAAGGTTATCTTTGCGGCAAACCGTCCTATCGAATCAGAGTTCGAGGTATACATCAAGAGATCCCTTACTGAAGAAGGACTAAATACAGCAGAATGGATTGCAATGAATCGTGAAACATATCCAATATCGGATAGCAATCGGTCGATTTATCGTGACTATGAATACGTTATTGAAAATGCAGTTGATGAAACCTTCTCCGCATTCCAAGTAAAGGTTGTTATGACTTCAAGCAATTCATCGAAGTCTCCTACAATACGAGATCTACGAGCAATTGCTTTGGTGTAATAGATGGAACAATACCAAAAGGTACAGGGACATAATAACCTAGTACGGGACAAGAAAACAGGCACAATCTTGAACACGAATAAGAACGAGATTGTACAAGCAAGGAAACTAAAAGAGACAAGGCAGAGAGAAAAGCACAAAATTGAATCATTGACTGAAGAGGTGAGTAACCTGAAACAAGACATTGATGAGATAAAGAGTTTACTCTTTCGTTTAGTAGAGGATAATAATGGCACACGATGATATTAACAGTCTTCAGACCATTGACTTAGCAGATAAGATCAATGAGGCTATCGATAAGATCAACGAAAACTTTCACTTTGTAGAAGATTCTGCTGGACTATCTCAAGAAGAAGTCATTGCTCTTATTCAGCAACACTCCGGTGGTGGTCTCACTATACAGCAGATACGTGATGCACTGAAAGATAATGATCTTGATATCGGTACAGGTAAGATTCTATACAGCAATCACTTTCCAAATAAGACAGAACTGGATAAAATTGATCCTGCTACTTATCACGGTATGTTTGCGCATACCCATGATAACGGTGCCGCATATTTCTCTCATGGTAATGAGTGGGTACGTCTTGCTCGATACGACGAATTAGGTGATGGTGGTTCAGGTCCATCCAGAACACCATTCCCTGCTACAATCTATACCAGAAGTTCGACTCAACCAGACACTCCTCATGGAGGTACGTTTGATTTCGACACTGGCACCCTAACTGTACCAACCACAAAAGCAGATGCAAGTCCGTTGGATAAGACTTGGACAGAAGAAGTTCCATCGGGCAGTGCTAAACTTTGGATCAGTAACTATACTTTTGTTGACGACAATGCCAATACCAATGTTATCGAAGCAGAAGATTGGTCAGTCCCAGCAGAACTATCTTCCGGTATTGTAGATCAAAACAATGGTGAGTTATATGCTCAGTTAACCGTATACCGTCGATTTGATACCGATGAAACCGTAGTAAAACCTTCCGGTGGATCATTCAATTTTGACCCTACTGCGGCAGACGTATTCGTTGTACCTACTGGTTGGTATTCTGTCCCACCTTCGGTCGAAACACAGGCGGGTGATCTATACGTTGCATCGGGTATCGCAACGACAAATGGTTTGGCAGATGGTGAAACCATCGATACTACCATCGATTGGGGTCAACCTATTAAAACGTCAACCGGACTGAACGGTGACCCTGGTAAGTCTCTATTCCAAAAGGTAGTGTATCGAAAGGTACCACGTCCAGCAGATTATGTTGCAGGAGAAGATTTGGATCGACCATATAAACCAGATGGTGGTTACTTTAATTTTGGTACTGAAGTATTTGGTCCTACAGACGCAAATGGTAATCCTGCTGCATTGGGACCATTACCAGATGTAAGTGGTACTCAAGGAGTATGGTACGCAGGCATCCCAGATGGTGAAGGTGATCTATGGTCATCTACATACGTATTCAGCACACTAGGAGATACTGGTACGAGTTATGTTCCGGATGATGGATGGAGCACTCCTACTTTAGGCATTCAGCAAAGCATATCGACGTACAAAAAATCTTTATACACCAGAAGCAACAGTACACCTACAGCAATCGATGACAATAACAATGTCGTTTATAGTTTCACGAACGATGGATTTGTTAAAGAAGGTGGAAAAATTCAAGGTGCACCAGATTGGTACGAAGAGATACCACCGTTAGACCTAACCAACAGAATGGACTTGTGGGAGACTACAACTACTGCTAGTATAGTTGGTGCTATTGGTGTTGACAATACATTGACGTTTAGTGCACCAAAAAGAATCCTAAACTTTGCAACCGACTCACAAGACGGGTATAGTTTCTTACAGATAAATGTATACCAATGGCATGTGCCTACAGACGCAAATCCTACTCCAGATACACCGACTGATGGCAATTTCGACTTCAGTGATTCGACTTTATTAGTGCCTAGTGGTTGGTCAAGAACAATACCAGATCAACCATCGGCAGACCATAAACTATTCGTGTCTTCGGGTGTTGCATCAACCAAACCAAGCAAGGAAGGTGATCCAGATCCTGTAATCATCGATGACGATATTGCTTGGTCTTCACCAGATGAAACTACTGCAGGTGGTGCAGGTCGTGATGGTCGATCCACGTTCAGAGCAGTTATTGTTCAAAGATCTACCGCTGCAAATGGACCAACGAGTCCGACGGGTGGTATGGTTAATTTTGCTTCGACTGCTAAAACAAAAACTGAAGCACAAGCAAATGCGGCAAACATAACACTACCAGATGGTGAGACTCAACTAACTATTCCTGCGAACTCATTAATCCCACCAGATGGCTGGTACGACACTGTTGCAGAAATCCCAGATGGTGAAGGTAAGATCTGGGCAGTAGAGCAGACCTTTGCGATCGATGGAGACGATGATGTTGATGTGGGCAGTACGTGGTCAGACCCATACCTAGATCATAACAACGGTGAAGATGGTTACTCGACATTCTCCGCACAGATTTATACAAGAGCACCAGCAGACTCTAGTCCAGTACCAGCACCACCTAGTACTCTACTGTACAGTTTCACCAACGATCGTATTGAGGTTTCTAGTTCACCTACAAACATTGATTTAGATTCTGCGAATATTGGATGGTCCGAATCAATGCAACCGTCTAATGAGGACGGTGATGCATTGTGGATGTGTCGTGCTACTGCTACTAATAGAGGACTGGTTGGAGAAGATGCTTCTCTGTCTTGGTCTACTGCCGTCATTGTATCGACAGATGGTGTTAGTCCAGATCCGAGTGGATCTGCTACTCCAAGACAATCAAGTGGGTATTTGTATTTCCAAGGGGTAAGTGTTAATGCTCCCGCCGATACACCTGTTATGGGTGCAGACGGGACTACTACTTATTCTGCAAAATACATATTCTTTGGTGGAGGTAACCCCAATGGTGGATTCTCTGGATTAAATCCAAAGTGGAGTGAGACTCCATATTATCGTCAAGGGGATGCAGACATTAGTGGTAACCTATGGGCAGTTCGATGGCAAGCAATGGAAGAAATGTCCGGTGGAACTGGAACCGGAGAGGCAACCGTTGCTAATAATGCACTACAGTTCAGTCCAGCATTCGCAAACTACTCGTTTGATGGTGTTGTAACGTTCACCAACAGTGAAGGTGCATTGACCCAAGACGAATCCGGTAACACCATAATTGATGGTAGTTATATTCAAACGGGAACGATCGATGCGACTAAGGTCCAGATACAAGGCCTCACGGTGAACCCAAATTGGAATGATATTGATGTTAATACCAATGCCCAAGGGGAACGTATTGTAATGACTTCAGAAAAAATAGAAGTATACTCTGCTAGTGATAGTGGGGCAGGAGTTCTGAGAGTCAAACTAGGTAAACTATAATGGATTATGGTTTAGAGATATATAATGACAATGAGACTTTATTGGTTGGAGCAAATAGTGATCTTGTTGCTTTGATTGCTTCAGACATTATAACTCTCCCTGCAGATGGTTCTCAAGTTATTAGTATCCCTGGTATGAGGAATACTGATCAGTGGAGTGTTTTTCTTTTTAAGGCAGATCAAAATACGGCATTTTTATTTGGAAAATATGTTAAGGGAACTGATCAAATTACTCTGTCTAACAGTAATAGTTCAGAACCTCATACATTTCGATATCTCGTACTGAGGTCTGGGTGATATGTCATACGGAATTGAAATAAAAAATTCAGACGATCATGTGATAATAGATGATAAATATCCAAATCTTCTAATAACTCATAGTGGAATTGCTAGTAGTGGTGTTTCGTATCCTCCACCTAACACTGTTGAAACAAACGGTGATATAGTTATGATACAACCTAGAGGAAAAACCTCTGGTACATGGAGTGCGTTTATAGAAAAACCTTTGATTACACTTGAAGATTTTGCTGGCAGTATTGATTGGAATGAAAAAGAATTTGGTTCCACAAACCCATTTCCCTTACATAAAACCCCTGCTAGTTATAACTATAAACTTTTAAAATCTTATGGTTTAACAAAAGCAACGAGTGGATATGGGTTAGAGATATATGATGAAACGGGAAACGGTGTAATATTCAGTAGTGAACTCGATAATAATATGGAAATCGTTGCTGTCGGGAATGTAACAGCACCAACAAATACTATAGTAACTGATCCCATAAAGTTATCTACATATTATATACCAGCTGGGGATGACATCAACGATTATTTTGTAATGGCAAACACCATGTCGTTTATGAGTTATGAGATATACATAGGTCCAGTAATAGGTGGAATTGATGGTGGTGTCCAAGTAGACAACATAGCATCTTATGCATTATTTCATTATGACGGAACTCAAAGAATAGAATTTTGGTCTCATTACCAATCAAATTATATAATAGGAAAATTTATCTCATGAGCAAAAGTTACGCATACATAAACCCAGAAACGGGTGAAGTGAGGTTTACACAAAAACTAAGCAGATCTGTTCACGATAATATCGTCGATGGTGATATGAATGGTGATAGTATCGTTCGAAATATTTCCGATGAACCTTCTGTTGATCACGTGAATGAAAAATATTGGGATTTTGAATTAGAATCTTGGCAAGACAAACCACCCAGACCAGAAGGTGGGTATTATAATTGGACTCTGCAAGGTTGGGAATTTGACTCTCAAAGATTCATGTCAGATCTTAGAACAAAAAGAAATGCGTTATTAGCATCTTCTGACTGGACTCGAATGGACGACAATGGAATGAGTGACGGAACTCGTACCGAATGGGCAGAGTACCGACAAGCACTACGTGACATTACAGAGAACCTAGATGGAGTTGAAAGTTTGGAGTCAGTTGTTTGGCCACCTAAACCATAGGGGGAACCATGAGTTATGGTATCCAATTATACGGTCCAGATGGGCAGACGGTCGTATTCTCAGACAGCATAAGAACCAGCAATATCCAAGTGAGAGAGTCTCGTCTCCTTGGACCAGGACCTTACGCCTCAGAAGATTTCCCCTGTCCGGACGCAGACGATCCGGATAAAGTTATTATAACCTTTGTGCGAAAACCCACTTCAGATCGAATGGTGCGAGTTTGGATAACACGACACTCAGGGTTTTTTAGAGTCAATCTATATGACCTACTGGAGAGACCTGCAGATACTGCGGTTCTTTTGACAATTGATATGATGGCAATAAGGATCGGATAATGCCTTATGGCCTAAAGATACAAGGAAATGCAAACGGTGATAATTTTACTATTGCCGACTCCTCACTCGATCTGATTAACTATCGAGTAACTCAGCATGATCGTGCTTCCTATGTTACCTTAGATTATCCTCTCAGTGATTTTGATTTTATATTTGTAAAATCTCCGACTGCTGTGGGTGGAGGTAGTTATACCTCACAAAACGTAAATAGTATTTACGGTGACGTTACTGTTTACAGTCCAGAAATCTTTTTCCTAGAATCCTCTTTTTCAGACGCATTAGAAAACATTATTCGATTCAAAGGCAGAGGATTTGCGCCTGGTGGATACCAAAACAATACCTACGTCACCGCAGACTGGAACGTTGATTTAGATTACTTTGTAGTACGTCACGTCGATGGTATTCTTGATAATGCATCTAATTTAAACAATGACGAATATGGTCTCCAGATAAAAACATCAAGTGGAGCAATCGGATTTGATTCCAGAGCATTAACCTCAAATGAAGTTTTTCACATTGAAGAATACCTACCACCAAGTGATGATTGGACAGTATTTGGAGATCCAATAATATATCATAGTAATGGTGCTTATGTAAATTTAGAGTGGTCTTTAACATCTAATTCTTCTAATTTCGAAGGCAATCCTTCAACGGATTTATTCGGTTTAAGTTTAGGTACAAATGCATCATACTATTACGATTCTGTTCTTAGAAATTATGGTAGGACTGGGTCTGAAATATATTCTAACTTCAGAAATCTAAATGCTCTCTTTGCGGCAAGGTTGGAAGCATCCTCTTCAGGATCAGGTCAACAAGATGAAAGTTCTTCTGGATCTTTACAGTTTTCCAATGTAACGTCTCTAACTGAGGGCACCGGACAATCAATAAGTTTTCAGGCAACAACAGATGAAAGTGGTCCTTATCATGTAAAACTGTTTAGGGTTTCGGGATCAGACGGTGTTGCATTAAGAGACTTTGTAAGTTCATCGAGCACTTTTACAGGCACGAATCATACCGCAACCTTTTCATCTTATAATACGACCACCTCGTATAATATCACCAAAGACAACACGATATTGTATACC